CTCGACGGCATTGAAGGTATAGATCAACAAAGCGTTGATGTCGTCATCGATGGAGTCGAAGAAGCATGAAGAACATCTTCAAACTGTTAGCGCTGGTGGTGGGCGTAGTGCTCATCATCATCGGTTTAATTGTTCCACTATTGTTTCGGAGGCCAAGAGATGACTAGAAAACATTATCGTTTCTTCGCGCAGTGGTGCGCACACAACAACATCAGTGATCATCGTATGGATGAGCTCTGCGAGTTCTTCAAAGAAGACAACAGAGCATTCAAACGTAATATCTTCATGAATGTTTATCGTGCAGCCAAGGAAGAGTATAACGAATATAATAACAACTTAGTTGAGAGGCTGAGAGCGTGAGCTCTCGGCCTTTTTTTATTTCTTTTTTTTCGTTTGCGAATTTTTAAGTGCTTTCGATGTTGGAGCACCTTTCGATCCTGGCTTTCTCATTTTTTCGCCGGAACCTGCTTTGATCCGCTTACGTTTAGCGTGAATGTTATCCCATAATCCACGAGGCATTTAGCACTTACGTCCTTTGCCTTTTTTCTTTCCATATGCCATTTTTATCTCCTAAAAAACGCAGGTTGGTAAAACGAATCCATTTATTTTCAGAAATGGTCCTAGGATGGCCAAGGAGCACACCTAAATAGGTGCTCCTGTAGCCTTATATGTCTAGAGTGCTAAAGCCGCTCCTAGGCAATCTCACAGCTGCCAGCGCTGCATGCTAGTTCTTGGGTGCCTGTGGTTTCATCACTATCTTCAATCATGTCGTTCCAGTTGATTTCAGCTGGCATGACTTCGACAGCTGCATCATATGTCTCTTTGTCACATTCGGTGTACGGAGCTTGTTTGTAAGTTCCACCATCGTAAGGCAAGAAAGAGATACCACTGATTGCATCGAAGTTGTTCCACACCCAAGATCCGACCTGAGGCCACTCATCGTCTTTGACAGACACTGTGATGCTTGGCTTATGTTCGCACCAATGCTCCTGATATGTCTTCCACAACTCTAAATGCTCGATGGCAGTCATGTCATCGCGAGTTACACAATCATCAGGTGCTTTAACAGGGAATGAGAAGACCGTGGTGTTGTCTGGCTTCATGACATCAGGTTCGTTGGGGACACCATTGGTGATCAAGAACTGCGTCAACGGATCTTTGTTGTCCCCGCGAACTGTACGGATGTAATACTTGCTATGCCGAGCATGGATGCCTGAGGCGCTGTCGACAAGCTGAGATACTGTTCCAGATGGCTTAACACAGGTAATAGCAGCAGACTGCTCAATACCGAGCATCCAAGCCATTTCTTTGTTTGCTTCGTTAGCTTCTTCTCTAAGTTGATTTAAGAAGCCAGGCAGCGTGTCCTTATGGTGTTGTAATTTACCGTAAGTGTGTGGGTTATCCATGATACCTGTTAACGACACACCTAGCAGTCTTTCGGCTTCAGTATTCTTTTGCCATATCTTACGAAGATACGGAAAGTGTGTGAAGGTCGACTGAATGGTCCCGAGGATACTCGCAACCCTCACCTTTTTCTTGAGGGTACTAGGAGTATCATCTGAGCGTACGACAACCTCTGTAAGATTGCAGAACTGGTATGGACGTAATATGATCTCGCTGCACGGATTCGTTCCGAAGTCGTGATCGGCGTTTCTTTTGCCATACTTTGCTGCTTGCTTCTGTGAAGCTACTCGGTTGAATATACCTCTTTCACCGCTGTGGGACTCATACAGCGCAACCCATTCGCGCATAAAAGCGCCTACATCTGGTTTCTCTGTATAGCACACACTATTGTTTGCGAGCGCTCTTTGAGAATTAAGGTTCCACCATTCGCCTGACTTAGCGTGCCTCATACGATCGTCAGTCAAGTTAGACAGACTAATCATTGCACTTCGGCGCACACCTCCAACGACAACAACTTCACCAATCTTACACATAAGGTCATGAGCTTCGATTGAGGACAGCTTACGACCTGCAGCCTGCTTGAACATGTTTACGGTAAACTTAAACAAATCTTCAAGCGGCGCTGGTCCTGAAGCTCGACCACCGAACTTCTTTAAGCGTGCACCTGCTGGTCTTACTTGGCTTGTGTCCCACTTGGGGATCTCTCCGCTGTACAAGAGGGCGATTACCTGTCTAAAGGCTTTTGCCCAACCTTCTTTGCTGTCTCGTACGACAACAGTAATGTCATTGTCGAAGAGGGTGTTAGGGATCTCTGGAAGAGAGTTAATATACTGTCGTTCAACTGAGAAGCCTACACCTGTGCCGCACATAAGGATGAACATGGCTTCGTCAAAGGCTTTGATGTCATCAACGACAACGTAAGAGCAGTTATAGCCGCAAGTGTTGTCTCGGGCTAATGCTTCACCTGCTGTCATCATAGCGCGCATAGACGGCATAACTGATTTAGACAATATTGCTTCTTCTATTTCTTGTCTAAGAGCGGGAGGTAGAACGACATCATGGTTCTTTTTAATGTGGTCTAAAATGAACGACATGTATCTGTCGACAGTCTCATGCCAATGTTCACGACGCTGTTTGTCGTCTAAATATCGTGCATAGCGGGACTTATGGATAAAGTCTTGGTAGAGGTATTGGTTGCTTAAGGTCATATAGGTCTCTTATTAGGTTCTATTAGGATGTTCTTCTAGTTGTAGTAATAGAAAGCCTTTAGAGACCTTAAGACTCTTATAGGTCTTCTAAAGTGCGGCTTCTTAACGAAAAAAAAGTCCCCCAGCCTTTCGACTGAGGGACCCTGTGGTCTGGACAACTACACGGAGTGTAGTATTCCTCATGTTACTAGCCAGAGGTGCCTGGGGGAGTGCACCTAGCGCTTACAGGTGCTAGGTCGCCTTAGTGTCTTTACGTGACACTAGCCATCTCTCTCCTAATGAGATGGAACTTTACCATTGCTAATGCTATAGCATCATAGGGGTGTTAAATTTGCGTCTCAAACTTCAGACTCAAGTAGTTCGATGAGCATTTTGCAGTATTGCTTGGCTTTGCGTATGTCTTCTGCGCCATTTTTGTGCTTGTATCGTGAGGCGTATTTGATGATGTTGCCTGCATAATAGTCTTGGGCAATGCCTAGTGACTCCATGAATTCTGCTGGTTCAATGCCACCAATGTTGTAGTGGCTAGGGCGGCTGATGTTGTCAGTACGCTCTTCTTTGAAGCGGTCTGACAACCATGAGTCAGTTCTTTGGTACATGGCTTGTTCAGCGCGCTGTTGGTCTTCTAGGCTGAGATTGTCTGAGGCTGCCATAGTATTACTCTCTCCTTTTTGGCGTCCCAGTCTGAGGCATGAAGTATGCGCGCTACTCTTGCTTGGGCAAGCGCATCATCTTCTGTTAAGCCTGCAGCTAGGTATGTGTTTAGTACCTGATCCCATGTGCATGTTTCAGGGCTGCTAAGTAGTGTTTCTGCTTTTTTGGCACCGACACCTGGACAGCCTTTGTAGCCATCGGCGACGTCACCAGTTAAAGTCTGCGTAAGAAAGTATTTGAAGGCTTCTTGCTCGCTTATTTCGCGTAGCTCACCAAGGCGATATGTTCGACCTGGTATGGTGTATAAGTCCTTGTCGTCTGAGACGATAATAGGGTTTTTGTATTTGCCGTTAGTTGCAAGAATACCGAGTACATCATCTGCTTCTAGTTGGTCGTACACATGGGTGTCGTACAGCTTACTTATGTGCTCTTTGAGCCTTTTATAGGCCAAAGGTTTGCGAGTGTTTTTCCGATTGCTTTTGTAGGTCGGGAGTACCGTTTTCCTGAAGTTGTCAGAGCTACTGAAAGTGAATATGCAATCATCAGCATTTAGTTCCTCCACAATGTTTTTCATGTAGTCATTAAAGGTATCTACACAGTCACTAAATCGTGAGTGAAGAGTGTGGATGTCGTCGTCCCATTGGACTTCTGTTTCGTGGCCTATGGTGATTTGAAAGACCACCATGTCACCATCGAAAAGCAAGGTATTAGTCTTCTTCATAATCACCTCGCACCATGTCTTCTAGAAATACGAGACCATCACTTGTGATCTTCCAAAGGTTAGACCATTGGTCATTTTGGACGTGTGTGCTGATGAGGTTGCAGCATGCAAGCATAGCTACAGCATCGGCGTGTTTGCGGGCAAAATTGCTTCTTGTTGTGAAGCCTTCGAAGTGGGATTTAGCGAGGACTTCGAATGCTGCTGCATCAGCCTCAGTGGGTTGTTGCCCAATTGCTTCCGACACTGAACTCGGCGTCAATTCTGCATTTGAAGTTAAAAGCTCTGCCTGCTTCTTCTGCGCTTCCTCGAATGATATTACCGACATCTTCGGCTATTTCCTTCCTACAGGCGACCTGCACTTCATCGTGCACCCACGCGCAGAATACGTAGTCTTTATCCCACCCATGTTCGAAGCCTGATTTTTGTAAATTTTGTCGTGCTAAAACCAGCCAACGTTTTGCAATTAACGCACCTGCGCTTTGCAAAAGCAGATTGACTGCACTGTGGCTGCTGCGGGCGTGCAGCTTACGTTTATCTAATCCAAACAGATACTTACGAGTTTCTACTGCTGTTTCGACAGCACTGCGCAACTGCTTAATAGCGGGAATTGCAGCAAAGAATTTCTCACGTATTTGTCGTCCTTCATTACGGCCTTTGCCAATTACTTCACCGAGCTTTTGGTCTCCGGCACCATAGATCAAACTATAGATAAAACGCTTTGCGGCATCACGGTCAGGAAGACCTGCAGCCTTTTGGTTCTTAGTGTGTATGTCACCATTCAGCACTTCGGCAGCGTAGTCTCCAGCATCCCAAGTGTGCATAAAATGTGCGAGGCATCTGAGTTCGAGACCTGACAAGTCGCAACCGACCAAGGACCACCCAGAGGGCACTGTAAAGAGTGAACGTATCTCATGGCCGTAAGGCAGCCGCATGCTTGGCACTTGTGCAATGTTGGGGGCAAAGTGTGTTGCTCTTCCTGAAACTGCTCCATTGGGAATGTATCTCCCGCGTATGTGGTTGTTTGAGTTCACAAGTTTGAGATAACCTTGGTTGCCTTCGGCAAGCATGGCTATCCGCTTTTCCAACATGAAATATTCGGCTAGTAGTTTTGCTTCTGGGTAGTCGAGCTCGCCAAGGATTGTTTCATCGATCTTGGCTTGTCCAGCTGGTGTGAATTCTTTTGGTTTCCATCCATACTTACTGGCGAGACGGTCCCCGATTTGTAATCTGCTACCTGGATTGAACGGCACCAGCTTTGTCTTCGTCTTGAGGCTAATGACAGTGGGTTCAAATGTTTCCTCCATTTGCTTCTTGATGGCATTGCGCTTGGCAGACAGCTCTGCATAAAGCTGAGCTGCAGCGTTGGTGTCAAAGACAAAGCCTGTTTGCTCTATGTCAGCGCAGACTTGTGCTATTTCATGTTCTAGTTTTACTGCGTCTTCAGACGGCTCTTGTGCCATACAATGCTCATATAGCTTTGCAGTCACACGGACGTCTTGAAGCATATAGTCCATCATTTCTTGACTGAACTCTTCAAAGCCTTTGTCGTAATCATCTTTATATGTGCCTAGTCTAAAGCCCCACGCTTTTAAGCTGTGGCTGCCAAATAGTTTTGGGCTCATACCTTCTGATCTAGCGACAAAGTCTTTGTCTTTGATGTTCGGAAAAAGAAGTCGTGATAGAACTAAAGTGTCGATCACTTTGTCTGGTTTAAAATTTGGGTACAGTTTTTGTATTGCTAGTATGTCGAAACCAATTACGTTATGGCCACCAATTACCCCAGAAGATAAAGCGTTTATGGCTTCGTCTATCTGATCTGGGTAAAATTTGTGGAGCTTTTTAGTTTCTGTGTCCCAATAAGCCAAACAATGGATCTTTGTCATTTCGTCTAACAGGCCGTCAGACTCAAGGTCAAAGATTTTCATGTTTCTCCTTAAAACGGCATCTCATCGTCAAAGTTATGCTCTTTGAGTCTGCCTGTTTCATTTTGGTAAGTTAAAAGGCACGCTTTGCCTGTTTCGCCTGTGAACCTGTTTTTCACGACACGAACAGTAGTTTTGTTTTGCTCGTCACCTTGCTGATCGCGCTCAAGGCCAATCACAATATCGGATAATTGACCGATGCTGTGGCTGCCACGCAAAGAGTTAAGTGAAACTTGTAAGCCGTCTTCAAAACCTTTGTTGCCTTCAGGTCGTCTAAGATGAGACACCAGCAGCATGCCAATGCCTGTCTCTTCAACTAGAGTGCGGAGTCTTGTCATACATACATCTATGGCTTTCCGTTCATCCGCAATATCAAGACCACTAATAAGAATAGATATATGGTCAAGAATAACCCAAGAACATTCGAGTCCTTTGGCCAAGTAACGTATTTTAGCAATGATATTGTCGACAGCCACGCTGCCAAAACTATCGTAAAGATAAGTGCTACCACTGCCGAATAGCTCATTAAACGCATTGCGGAGCTCACCTTTTTCCACATTGTTTGCGTCGATGTGGAGCAGTTTATTAAGCTCGATACCAATAAGACCGAGCGCAGTTCTTTTGACTGACTCTTCGAGGGCGATGTATCCAACGCGTTCTCCTTGTTTGATGAGATGATGAGCGCATTCACGGACAAAAGCAGATTTGCCGATACCCGACCCTGCTGTGACCGTGATTAACTCGCCTTTGCGCATGCCTCTTGTTTTGTCGTTGAGACCGGCAAAGGGATAGTCAATGGCAGATGCTGCCTCCTGCCTGCTCACCACATCCCATAAGTCTTTGGCAGCAATAATACCGTCAGGTCTGTATTGCGGAGCGTTCCAAACTGCTTGGACAAGCTCTTTAACACGACCTGCAAGTAACATTTCATTTGCGTCTTTTAGTGGCAGCTGTGCCACAAATGCTTTGCCTGGCTCGAGGATCTCGGCACAAGCAGAAGCTGCTTCTTGGCCTGGCTTGTCAGCATCAAAGCAAAAGACAACTTCAGTAAAATTCTGAAGCCACTCTAGCTCTCTTCTGACAGCCTTAGGCGCACTTTGAGCACCTTGAGGCACAGATACCACAGGCCACTTGTTACCAAGCGCCTGGGATAAAGATAGGGCGTCTATTTCACCCTCAACAATAAACAGTCTCTTGCCTTTGCTTTGCAGCCACTGGCCAAAGAAAGGAAGATTAGAGCCATCACCGATGACCCTAAACTCTTTGTCTTTTGTTCTTGTCTTGAGGGCAACTAGTTTGCCGTTGCGATAGTATGGAGCGATTTGTCGTGAACTATCCACTCGATACCCGAAGTGTCTTGCTGTATCAGCTGAGATACCTCGGGCTTTGAGTGCTTGTGTTTGTGCTTGCGAGTATACAATGTCTGCTTCCGATGTACTTTTGGTCGGTACTTCGGTGAACGGACTTGTTTCGCTAGATGGTTCCTGACTTTCATCGACTTCTCCATATGTTTCGCATGAGAAACAGTATGTATGTCCGTCTGTGTAAAGTGAGTTAGCGTCGCTGCTGCCGCAGTTATCGCACGGAAGATGCGCTAAAAATGTCGCTGAGGAATCCTGTGTTTCCGTCATGTGTTGGCTCCGTCCATCCTTCAGGTTTGATTAAATCCCAGCCGCCACTTTGTTCGCGACCAGGTTTGACACCGCGCTCTTTTGCCATGTTGGCTAAGTGCACTTCGTCCCACGCTTCTTGGATGTCGACACCTAGCAAAGCTAATGTGCCGAGAGCAAAAACCGTTAGATCAATTAGAGAATCGACAATGCCTTCATGATCGTTAGCAGCCACTGCTGCTCCAAACTCCGAAAGCTCTTCTTCCATTTGTTCACCACGGAAATAAAGTTTTCCGAGTGTAAGTGGTTCGTGATTAAAACCGTATTTGGCCTGCAAGGCATAAACGTCAGCTACGATGCTAGACATGCTCTCTCCTTTTAGGTTTAGCAAAAGCCTCGACAAATAAATCTATGTCGTGCTTTTCGTAATCAAACAGTATGTAAGTGCCGTGTTTGCCTTCACTTGCTAGCTTGTCAAACGCGGTCAGCACAGGCGCAATGTCTTTGAACATTTCAGGACGTTCTGATTTCATGCGGTTGTGTGTGCCAATTGCTGAGCCAGTGCGGCATAAGATAAAAGTAGGATTATAGGCTTTGATGGCTTCTTGGCTTAAAGCAGCAGTGTCGTAACTTGGACCATCGCGGTAAGTTGTGCCGTATGCTGCTTCACTTAAAGCCCATCTATCAATGACGCACGGAACATTTGCCATTTCTTCTAGCTTGCCTGCACTATGCAGAAGCAAGCGGTGGTAGGCTTTTATGTTCCAGCTGTCGTGGTAGCTGCAGTGAATGTACTGAGCGTTTTGAAACTCACATATCTTTTTTGCTAATGTTGTTTTTCCTGTGCAATCTGCACCTTCAATTATTATCATTTCCAACCTCTAAATTGGTCGGCAGCACGTTTCAAATTTGTAATGAAGTCACCTGGGTTTAGACACGAACAAGCAGTGTAGTATTTCTTTTCTGCGTCGTTTGTTTCTTGTGTCTCTAGCCATTTTTCGGCGTCATCAAAGTGATGCTCATACAAATGAAAAGAGCCAGCGCGCACATATAGATTTCCTAATGAAACGCCAATGCTTTTAACCATCCACAAATACACTTGCATGTATTTACCAATGGCCGAAAATGTGAACATGTCGTAAGGCATGCCCCAGACAACATCTTGGCTGCGCATGTTAACAACTACATGCAGCTGGCCATTGCGCAACAAAAACTGAATTCCAGTTGTGCATGGTATGTCTTTAGAAGGACCTGGACGCTCTCGCCAAATGTTGATGTAACAGCGTCTGCTGTCCGGATCATTGGCTAATTCTTCGGCTGCCCAACTAATTTGATCCATAACTTTTGGACCATAAGCGCCATTCAAGGTCATTCCGTCGTCACTAAAGCGCTGATAGTTTTTCATGAATGGCATAATAAATTCTAAATCATTACGCCCTGATAAAATCCATGCTGCTTCGACAAACATAAATGGGTAATTTAATTTTCTGCCTGAGTGAGTAACTACAGGCTGGTTCATATCAATTGAGTAATTGTAGTTAATTAGTTCTTTGATTTTCTGTTCGCGTGGGTTGCTAATAAAGTCGTAATTGTGAGCGGCTTTATTTAGCCCTGTAATCCACGCTTCATTTGGTGATGTCATAGACACTCCTACAAAAGAAAGGAGCGCCCGAAGGCGCCCCTAAATTACTTAAACAGCTTGCTTATAATGCGGCTTGCCTAGGTAATATTCTGTGTATGGTGTTCCACGTGTGTCTTGCTTGCTACGCTTTTTGACGTTGAAGCCTTTGCTAACCAAGCGGCTAATGGCTGCAGTCAAGTTTTGAAGATCAAATTCATGCATGGCAATCAGCCGTGTGACTTTACGGCCTTGCTTCAGATGTTTGATAAGTTGTTCTTGTTTAGTCATAGATCCACTCTCCTGGAATAAGTTTGTCGGCGTATTTAAACCCATGCTTGTCGCACCAATCTCCATAGCTAGTTTTGCTGCCCTTGTTGATTTTTGAGGCGCTGCGGGTAAACACAAACCGAATGTCTAAGTCTGGATTTTGTTGTTTCACTAGACGCATTTTGCGGCGGTCTTCACTTGTAAACCTGCCTTTGCATTCAATGATGACGTCATTTGGTAAAACAAAATCTGGGATATACTTGGCGTCTATTTGGTATGGAATTTTGCGTTTCTCATACTCAAAGATGACACCAAGCTCATTGAGCTGTTCAGCTACCGTAGCTTCAAGTCCACTACGGTAGCCGTTTTCAAATTTGATATGTCTAAAAGTCGAAGGACGCATCATTGCCTTGCGTAGCTTCTGCCGGTTCGTGGACATAGCCGTCTTCAACTGGTTCGAAGGCTGTGCCACCAAATTCAACGAGGTCGATAATTTGCACGGCGTTGAGATACATAGTGACACCAGTATTTCCTCCTGCGTTGTATGTTGACATGACGCCTGAGACTTTGATGCCTGAACCATTGCCGACGTTGAGGTCTTCTTTAATCACTGAACCTGCAGCATCATAAAGAACTGGCTTCTTAGCTGATTTAGCTCTGATGCGGACACCTCCGCTTTCTTCATCGATTTCAAATGGCCACTTGGCTTTTGGCAACGCTTTGTCGCCGTATTCTTCTACAAAAATTTCTTTGGCTTTAGCCATGAT